CTCTGTCGATTACGTGGCTTCTACGGCAAGCATCGCCGTATCGGCAGTTTGGGAGAGCGGTATCAATACCACCACTGCTACACTTCCCACCGACGGCACAGAGGTGTTTTACGCGACGCCTGCGGTGATTGCAACAACATCCTTCAAGACGAGCCTTGTGATTCCGCGCAAGATCATCAATGTGTCCGCAGGGACAACGGTTTATCTGGTGACTGAAGCGACATTCACGGCGGGAACGGTCACGGCCTACGGAAGTATTACGGCGCGGAGAGTGCACTGAGGAAATGAAATGAGTTTGCCATGGACAAGCCGGGCGGAACTGTACACGGCGAACGCGCGCGCGGCGGCGGCTGAGAATCTTCGCCTGGAAGCCAATGTTGGGCTGGCGCAGAGCGAGACGGCGCGGCAGCGGGAGCATGACCATTACGAAGCCAGAATCATAGATCTAACTGAGCGCCTGGCCGACAGCGAAGCGGAGCGAAAGATACTGCTGGATCGGATTGTGCAAATGAGCGGACAGCCTGCACTTTACCATCAGCCAGAGGCCGCGCCGGCAAATCCCGCGGCGGCGAGCGCCACGAACAACATTCCCGGACCGGCCAGAAAGATCAGTTTTGACGAGGTTCATGCAGTGACGCGCAAGGCCCTGAAAAACGGCACCTACTCTATTTTGAAAACGGAGAAGTGATGGCGCTTGGACCGAGTTTGCTACCGATGAAGGTGCCCGAGAGTGCGGCCGCCGATGTTGCGGAAGTGAGTCCGCAGAATCCGGCGACTGATCCGGTGGAAGAGCAGTGGATGCAGCTCGATCTGAGCGAAGAAGACATCGACCACACGGTCAAGATCATCACCATGTACCGCAACCAGTGGGGAACGGACCGGCTGGAGAGAATGCGCGTCTGGATGCGCAATGTTCTGTTTTACCGCGGTATCCAGGTTTTGGAGTGGAACGACAATAACGGCTCATGGGTAGACGCGCTGAGTTGGTATCAGGGCTCACAGTCGGACAAAGTGCGCGACGGCGAATCGACCGACTTGCAGCGGTTCATCCATCCAATCACATTGCTACTGGGGCAGACCTTTGTCGGCAACATGAGCCGCGAGGTTCCCAACACCGTGGTGAAGCCGCAGGACGCGCGCATTCTGGCTGACATGACGACGGCGGAGGCCGCGCAGACCGCCATAGGCATCATTGAGAAGCGCAATCGTATTCGGCAAATGACGCGCGGCGAGTTCGAGATGCTATACCTCTACGGTTGCTACTTCAAGTACACGCGCGGAGTGCTGGACGGAAACTGGTCCGGCTATGACATGCAGCCGGAGTTTGGCGAGATGACGGTGGACCTGCCGGACCGGATGCGCTGCATGAAGTGCGGGCGCGAGACGCCGGTGGCGAAGTTGCAGGGAGCAGACTCTTCATTGCCGCAGTGCCCTGGGTGCGGCACTTCGATGGGTCCGGAGAGCTTCTATCCGGCTGAGCCGGGCAAGCCTCAGATGACGGTGACGGGGATGCGCAAGGTTCCGCGCGCGACGGTGAAGCAAACCATTCACTCGCCACTGGAGATCGATTGCCGGCCGGATGCGAAGGAATTGGAAGGCACACCGATTCTGGCATTCGATTACGAGATTGATATTGGCGAAGCGCGCATGATGTTCCCGAACGCATGGGACCGCATCAAAGAGGGCGCGGAGTCCTCGACCAGCGACAATGCCAGTTACGATAAGCTGCGGCGCAGCGAGAGCTATGCCATGGGTACAGCCTACACCACGGACACGGTGCAACAGCAGCCGACGTTCAGCCAGGTGTGGGTGCAGCCGATGGCCTACAACCGCACTGGTGACAAGGATTACTCTGCCCGTATGATGGCGGCCGCTCCCGATGGCCTGAAGATTACCATGCTGGGTCCGGAAGTGGTGGGTGTAAAAAAGGCTATTCTGACCAAAGAGTGGACGCTGGGCCGGCTGCATGAAAACTTCGGCATCTATTCTCAAAGCATTGCCGAGAATGTGACCAGCTTCAACGAGCGGTTCAATTCGGCGATGTACCTCTACGATGACTGGATGATGCGCGCGGCCTGCGGCCTGAACGTGATCGACGCCGCAATGATTGATAGCGACAAGTGGAAGGGAAATACGCTGGCGCCGGCGACGGTGATTCCGGTGCCGACGAAGTTTGGCGGCACGCAAAAGAATCTTGCCGACGCATTCATGCACTTCGATATTCCGGTAAATCTGGCGCTGGGAACCTATCCCAGCATGTTGCTGAATTTTGCGCAGTTGCTGAACGGGATGCCGCCGCAGACGATGGGTGGCGGAACGCAGCCGGGCGTGGAAACCGGGATGGGCCAGGCGCAGCAACTGGAGACAGCCAACACCGGCATGGAGCCCTTCTGGGAGAATGTTAAGGAAGAGCACGCGGCCGCCGCGCAGAACTCAATCGAATGCCTGCAAAAGCTGCTGGCTTGCGGTGCGGCTCAGGAGATTTACGAGGTCATTTCGGATAAGGGTTCGCAGTTCAGGTCGAACTATGTGAACCTGCAAAAGATGAAGGGCCACGTCAAGGTCGATTCTGATGAGGATCAGGACTTGCCGGTGACGCCGCAGCAATTGCGCGAGGCATTTGCGCAGCTCGTGACAGAGGTTGGAACTGGCAATCCGGTGGCGCAGGCAATCTTTGATGTGCCGGTCAATCAGGAAGTTATTGGCCGCACGCTTTATCCGGGCGTCATCAGCCCGGTGAGCGCGCAGAGGGCGAAGACGCTGCAGGACCTGAACACGCTGCTGGAGCAGGGCGCCCAGCCGGTGATGAACGAGGATGGAAGCATTGGCGAGAAACTGTCGGTTGAGCCATCGATTCTGGAGAACTTCGAAGTGGTAATTCCAACGATTACGGAGTTCTATATTGAAAACGCCGATTTGCGCATCAAGAATCCTGTGGGCTACAGCCATATTGAGCAGTATTATGGGATGTGCCAGGATATGCAGGCGCAGCAGGGCGTGCGCAAGGCCGGGCTGGAACTGAAGGTGAAGGCCGCGGGCGCTCCTCCAGACCAGAAGGACCCGGACCAGCAGGCGGTGGTGCAGCAACTGCGCACGGCGGCGGCGGACATGGTGGCCTGGTGCGAGAAGCTGGCGCAGATTGACCCGATGGCAACCAAGGGAACGATTACCGGACAGGTTTCAGCGGCGTCGAAGGTGATTGATTCGGCGACAAAGGTGGAGATGGAGTTGGCAAAACAGTAAAAACAGGGATCAGGGGCCAGAGATCAGGGATTAGTGGTCAGAAAATTAAAACAGAGGTGGGTCATGTCGAGCGAAACTCTGAAGGACATTAAACAGGGAGACCGCGTGGTGTACGCGATCGGGGGCGTGGAGTATCCCGCCGTTGCGCTGGGTTCGGTAAACCCCAGTTATAGCCAGGCAAGCCGCGCATTCAGCGCGCACTTGAACCTGATTTACCTGAACGAACAGGGCACACCAATCAAAGTGTTTGCCGCGCCGCTGCTGGCCGTGGCGGCGGATGAGGAGCATTTGAATCTGGTTGCGGAATCGGCCGCACGGAGCGATCTGAGCTACAAAGAGGCCTCGGCAGAGGAAAAACACCAGATATTCGAGGAGAAGCTGCGACTGGTCAGGTTGAATCCAAGGACGATTGGGTGGAGACCGGAAAATCTGGATACCCCAGCGCCGCCGAAAAGCCAAAGCGATTTGTATTTGGAAGAAATCAATCCGAAGCTGATTGCTCTCAGTCTTGTGGTTGCTGAGATTGATGGCACTGCTGATATTTCTCCCACCGGGACGCTGGACAATGCGGCGAGAATTCTGAAACAACAGCAAGCGATTCTGAACCAAGCGCCCGAACCAGCGCCGGCCTCAATTCCAGTTGAGGGCACGATTGGTGAGAATGAGACGGCGAAGCCGAGCGCTGAGGATCTGGATGCTGCTGTCGAGGAACAGAAGGCCGCAGACGCAACCGAGGGCGCGCAGAGCTAACGGGCATAATCCCCGGTCCCCAAAGGCGAGGGACCGGGGGCACCCGTTGCGTCGCGGAATTTAAACTCGCTTTTGGGCGTACTTGACGAAACACTGGCTGGCAATCCACAATTTGAGCACAAGTTGTGGATTGCCGAGTAATATGAAATTACGTAGTGAAATGCGAGGATAGAAGATCATGGCAACTGGAGCAAGTCCGATTTCAGCACCGCCCGCAGCGGCTCCATCCGCGCCGGCGGCATCCGCACCGAGCAGTGCCCCGAGCAGTGCAACGGCAACACCCAGCACGGCCACGCCGCAGACTCCGGTTGCTGGCCAGCAGGCCCCCAGCACAGTCGGCCAGGAGACTATCGCCACAGGTGGAGCGCCAAGCACGACAGCACCTGTGGGACCGCCGAAGAATACCGATTTTCCCAACACCGGGGATGGTCAGATTGCGTTTCTGTCTGCGCTGGACAAGTACGAGAAAGATCACCCGGCTGGCAGCGGCGATGCTGCCGAGCTGGCGGCGGCGCAGGCCGCCGTGGCCGAGAAGCCAGCGGACGGTGCGGCCCAGGAGCCGATAGCTCCAGCGGAGGGAGAAGCGAAGACTGCACAGACCGCGGCCGCCGCGACTCCGCAGCAACTGGCCGAAATGATGGAGAAGACGCCGGAATTCAAGGCGTTTATGGAGGCTCACCCTGAAGTGAAGGGTCCGGTCTTCCAGATGGCGCGGGAGCTGGCCAGTGTGGCGCCGATCAAAGAGATTTTCCCGACGGTGGCCGACGCTCAGTTTGCCCAAGAGTACTCTGGTGCGATGGTGGGGCTGAAAACGGCGGCATTGCGCGCGATTGACAACCCGGAATCGCTGCCGGAGTTTCTGAACCAGTTCGACAGCCAGTTTCAGCGGGTGGATGCGCAGGGGCAGCCGATTCTGGACGCGCAGGGGCGGCCAACCTTTGACGAGGATCATCGCGTGGTAATTGATGGCCTGTTCAATCGTGAGATTCAAGGCTATACCACACAATTCAGCGGCGAGATGGAACAGCTGAAGGCTAAATTGCAGGGCTACTACCCAAGCGAGGCTGCGAAGGCGGCTGACCAACAGCGCTACGACAATCTCGACCTGGCCACGATGGCGCTGGGAGTGTTGGAGCAGGTTCGAAGCGGAGAAATCTTCAAGCCGACACCTCCGCAACTGGCGGCAGACGCCACGCCGGAGCAAAAGGCATGGTTTGAGCAGCAGAAGGCCGAACTGGCCGCCAAACAGGCAGAACTTGACAATAACCAGAAGGGCGTGGGCAAGGAAGCGCGCGCGGCCGAGGCGGCGAAGTTCCAAGCGTCTGTCCGTAACGACATGGGATCGGCGGCGGGACTGGTGCTGGGCGAGACGCTGAAACAGATTGTGGACTCGGGAGTGTATATTCCTGAGTTCTACTTGCAGAAGAAGTTCCTTGACCCCACCACAGGAAAGGAATTGAACACACCGGACATTTCGGCTCGGCTGTTTTTGCAGTTTGAAAACGAACTGATGCGGCCAGGCTCTCGAACGCTGATGGAGATTACGCAGCATGAACTGCTGCCGGCAAACGAACAGACGAGGCAGATTCGAGCGCAGTGGTACGCGCAGAAGGCCGCGGAGATTATGCCCGGCTTGGTGCAAAAGGAAGTAGACGCCATTCAGAAGCTGGTGAAGGTTGATCAGACGAAACAAGAGGAGATTCTGAAGAAGCGGCGCGAGGCTGCCAGTCCGGAGCCCTCGACCGGCGGTTCGAGCTTGCCGCAGGCAGCGAGCCGGGAGCAGATTTTGCAGGCTGCGGAAGAGGCCGCAAAGAAAGATCCGGGTTGGGCGGGAGCGAATCCAACCGAAAAGCAGGCGCGCATCCTGACGCAAGTGAACAGGATGAGCAGGAAGTAGAACAGCTTACGGCAAACAGCTTGCAGCAGGCAGTTGAAGGAGAAGCGAAGCAATGGCAGCAGCAACCACATTTACACCGCTCCATGACCGCATTCTGGTCCGCCGTTTGGAAGAGGGCGAAACCATTCGTGGTGGCATCATCATCCCCGATAGCGCCAAGGAAAAGCCGCAGGAAGGCGAAGTCATCGCAGTTGGCTGGGGTAAGTCGAACGAAGAAGGAAAGGTATTCCCTTTAAACGTGAAGGCTGGCGACCGTGTGCTCTTCGGCAAATACTCCGGGAACGAAATCAAGCTCGACGGCAAAGATTTTCTGATTATGCGCGAGGAAGAAGTTCTTGGCATCATCAAGAAGTAGCTATGTGAACTATCATTGGAATCGGCAAAGGCCGCGCCACCGTGTAACGCCCTTCCGGGGGGCTTAGGCGCATGAAGGCTGGAAATCGGTTCTAAGGAACAGAGCAGCGGCAACACGGCAGCAAATGGCAAGGTAATTGGCAGGGCAACAACTAGAAGCCATCGAAGGCGGGTGCCTCCGGTGCGAATCAACAGCCAAAAGCCAGCCGCCAGGCGGAGAAAAGGGCGGCGCCAGGAGTTGACGTGGCTATCCAGGACTTTGGCACTGCCGCTGCGCAGGTGCCTCTTGATTTGCAGGTGGTGGCTCGGGACATTGAGCTGACCCAGAATATGGATTCGCTGCTGGAGCAGCAGTTCAGCGTGGAGAAGGGTTCGGACGCTTCTCTGCAAGAGTTCCGCCACGGGATTCAGTTCTCGATTGGCGGACACAGTGGGGGTTGGCAGCCGGACGGCGGCTCGTTGCCTCAGGGCTTAGGCCCAGGGTATTCTCAGTTCATCATTGCGCCTGTGCCGGTGATTTCGGCCTTCACGGCGACACAGTTGATGAAGTGGATTGCCGAGGGTGGCAAGGAAATCACCGCTGTCGATCCGGTGGCGCGCATGGTGAGCGATGCGAAGACGAAGCACGCGCACAGCCGCGACACCTATCTTCAGGGATTCAACAACGGCGTGCTGGCCACCGTCGACGCGAGCTATGCCGGCGCTGGCAATGTGGTTCCGCTTGCCAATGTGAGCTTTGGCGGACGGCTGCTGGACGCTTACGAGCGCTATCAGGTGACTGATGCCAATCTCAATGTAGTGGACACGGTGACGCTCACCGAAAAGTTCTCCACCTCAATCGGCGCAGGCGACACAGCCACGCTGGATCACGTTCCGCAGGGGTTGGCGCCGGGATACAACTTCATTCCGACGGGCGTAACTTCAGGGACTCCGCTTTGGTTGCAAGGGTTGGAATACATTGTGGACCCGAGCAATGCGGGCGATTATGACGGCGTGGACCGCAGTTTGAGTTGGGTGCAGGCCCCGGCGCTGAACGCGACTGGCGGCACATTGACGCTGGGCACGATCAGTATTTTCAAGGCTCGGCAGCAGCAGGCGCTGGGCACGGCGAGCTGGATGGACGACGGGAACGATTGCTTCTGGTACACGCACTTCGCCCAGGCCACCTCGGCCGAGACGCTGGGCTTTGCCAAGAGCACGTACTTCCTGGAGAACGGGAAGAACGTCAATTACGACATCGGCCCCAAGCCGACGGGCGACTGGGTAATCAGCGGCCGCAAGGTCATCACCGAATCGACCGCCGCAATCGACAAGATCTACTCGCTGCGGAAGAGCGGACTGCGCGCGGTGCGCTATCCTGGCAGCCAGAAGTTCTTGCCGTTCGGCGGCGGAAGTTCGCTGTGGTGGCCGAGGATGGATCAGAATGGGCGCTGGCTGTCTGAGTTTGATATGTACTATCAGGACAGCTCAAACTATTATGGGAAGTTGCCCTGGTGGAACGGTGTTATCACCAACGTGGGCATTAACCCGGCATTTGCGGACGCGGAATAAGGGCAGCGGTCAGCTTACAGCGGTCAGTTGACAGTTAAAAACAGGCGAGGGCTGCGGGTGCGTCCCTCGCCTGAAATAAAGGGCAATTGATGGATATACGGCAATTGGCGTTGCGGGATGTGCCGGCTGACTTGGTGCGGGAGTTGACGCGCTATGGCGGCCTGAACCCGTTTGGGAATCCGCTGTGGCGCGTGGTGCTGGCGCAGAACGTGCGCGAGCAGTGCTTTGGAACGATGCGTCACATGCCCACGGTGAGCGCGGATCTTTCGATGGAAGAATTGGCTGAGATTGAGCCGGAACGGTTCACAAGCGGGGAGATGTGGGTGCCGCGCTACGTGGGCGAGGGATGGTGCCTGGAGAGGTGGTTTCCAGCCTCGACGTGGGGAGACCAGTATACCTGGGAGCATGAGACGGCTCAAGACGGCTCGACACGTCTCAAAGGGGAGTGGCCGCGGCACGGCGACTATTTCATGGTGTCCGATGAATTCTATGTCGAGCCGAAAACTGCTGATTTCTGGAAGCAGGAGATTCAACGCTGGATGCGCAGTCAGGATTCCTTGATGGGCACAGAGGCGGCGCGGCTGAGCCGAAGTCTTTATCTGAATCGAGTGCGCGAGGAACGGCGGCGCGAGGATTATCTGGAAGAGGTCAACCAGATTCATCGGGCGACGGTGGACCCGATGCTGGCGACGATTGGGACGACGGCGCAGCGGATGCGCGATGGGCTGGCCGAAGAGATGGGTTGGAATCAACACGTACCGGTGGGATAAAGCCGGTGCGGAGACAAAACGCGCTGGTCAAGGGGCCTGCGCTGCCAAGATTTTCAGGGAGAAACCGGCATGGCCACAGCAGTAGTGGGAAATCAGACAATCGGCGAGGCGCAGGCGCTTTTTGCGGAGCAATCCGCGGCGAAGAAAAGCGAACTGATGGAGCGTTGCGATCCGTATTCCGTAATCAACTTCAACCCAGTTCCGCTGCATCTTTCAGGGGAGTTCAACCGTTCGTTCTACCGAATTCCATCGGCCTACGATGACCGGCTGCCGCCCAGCGTACAGCGGATTCGTCTGCCCTACGACGGCAAGGAACGGATTGGGCATATCCTGACGATGCGCGAGCCGCACATGTACGGCAAGATGACAGGCGCAAGCCAGGTGGGATCGCCGGGCGAGGTAGTGCCACAGCGCGAGCCGCAATGGTTCGAGCCAATTGCCATTGCCTACAGCTTTTTGGAGCACTTTTCGCCGCTGTTTGTGCTGCCGAGGAACGGAATTCTTCCGTCAACTCCGAAGGACGCGCGCAAGATTCATGGCGTGCTGGCCTTCCGGGGAGATATTCACACCATTGAGAGAATTCTTGATGCGGATGACCCGGCAGAGCGCATGATCGATGTTCCGGTTTGCACGGTGACCACGGTTGGAAAAACCAGCCATAAGTCTTTCCGGGCTGTTTCCACTTCACTTGACGCATATCTTGAGAAGATGTTCGAGGGCCAGAAGCGCTTTGCCGACGGCGCTATCAGCCGCGCGCAGCAGAAGTGGGCGGAGACGGAAACGATTCGCGACATTTCCGATTCGGACAGGGTGTGGTATCGCTGGGCCATCGGCCTGGGCTATGCGCCAAAGCCGAAGCCGGGAGAAAAGACGTGGCTGAACGAGTTGCTGAGCCTGACGGGCGGAGACGATGGGCCGAAGGCGGACAGCAGATTGCGCAAGTGCCAGGCCTGCCGCACGCTGGAGCCAGAGCCGGATACGCCGTTCTGCCCGAAGTGCGCTGCGCCAATCAACACATTCACGACGTTCATGGCTGGTTATCCCGTGGCTGACGCTTGGCTAATGGCGCTGAAGGGAGAAGAGCGCGAGATTGCGCTGGAAGAGATGCGGCTGCGCCGGTCTGGGTTCGAAGTGGGAGGCGCGCCGGCGAACGTCGCAGTGGCGACGGTGGGAGGCGAGGCTGCGGAGAAGACGGGCAAGCGCGGACCGTATAAGAAGAGCGGCAAGGGAAAAGACGAGAAAGAAATCATTGACGACATTCCTGCGGCCGCAAGCACGGCGATACCGGGCGAGGAGTAGAATCGTCTGCTAGCCGCTAACTACCATCGGCTAGCTTTAAAACAACGCAAGGCAACGGTTGGGCAAAGGAGTAGCACAATGAATGCAGAGCTGGTTCAGTTATCATTCGCCGACATTGGAACAAAAGTCTGCTGAATCATGGCGATGATTCGGAAATCGAAATTCATCCAGATGGGTCGATTACCGCCGAGGAGAAATAACCCTTGAACACTCTGTTTGATGTGAAGCAGACGGTGCGGTCGATCATCGGCGACGATGATCCGAACGGATGGTTGAAGGACGGCTATCTGGTGCCGAAGATCAACTTCGTTTACCGGCGCCAGACCCTTTATATCAAACGTTCGACGGGGGCGAACCTGGAGCAGATGGTGGAGATTCCCTGCGCGCTGGATGCCAATGGGAATCCCACCACAAAAGGCCTGAACAGCATGGCGGCATGGCAGCAAAAGGGCCAGCCGCTATTTGGACTTTATGAGCCTCTTTATGTTTGGTGGAAGCCTGCCGGGGCGCATGAACGCTTTTATCGCGAAGCGCGAGAGCGGAAGACCATCCTCCCCGGCCGCCGCGAAGGCAGCTTCGTTGGATCATCGTTCACAAGCGGAGCCATGGAGTTCACCTGGCGGGGGAATCAGCTTGTTGTGACGCCCGTCAACGCGCCCATTGATATTCTGGTGGATGGGAGATTCAATCCGCCGCCGCTGGTGAAGGATGAGGACGTGCTGGTGGTGGACCCTGATATGGAAGTGGCGGTGAGCAGCGGCACCATTCCGCTGATTGGAATTGAGGCGGGAAACGCTTCTTATGCCACAATGGCGTCAGAGTCCGAGGCATGTGCGGACGACATTGTGGCCAAACTGGTGAGGCAAAAGCAGGGCATGACGGCGCGGGCCGGATCGAATACGCGGCGCGCGCGCGGATGCGGATGGTATTGGTGGTAGGCGGCGCGATGCGTCGCAGTTGAGAGCGGACAATGGTTAACTTCCCCGGTCCCCAAAAGCGAGGGACCGGGGGCACCCGCAGTCAGCGGTCAGTAAAAACGAGGTCTGAGATGAGATTCATTGGATCGGCTTATGTGGAGCTTTCGGCAAGCGGTAGCTATCTCTGCCTGGATACGGAAGATCGTAAGGGCGTTGTGCTGAAGTTGGCAAACCCTGGGGATGCTGGAGAGCTTCAAGAACTTGGGGATGCGCTGAACGAATGGGCGGACAAGGAACCAATGGAAGTAAAACTTGCGGAGCAAAGCGCAACTTCCCCGGTCCCCAAAGGCGAGGGACCGGGGGCACCAAAATTAGGATCGGAGTAACACCTAGCTGGACAAAATTCAACTTCAAGAGGTGAAAAATGTCACTCGCATTGACGTTGGTGCAAACGAGTCCGGCCACGAATCCGGATCGAAACATTGTGAAGGTCGGATTTTCCGGCACATACCCTCTCGGCGGCGATCGGTTGCCGCTGGAAGACATTCTGGACCCCGATATTCTGGTGCAGGTGCCGCTCAACGATCCGGCACAGAACCCTCCGCCAGTAACCCCCTATGTGCTGAACGCCTGGCTGAACAGCTACAACGCGTCGGTTGAGCGCGTTGTGACCGGGAGCGGGTTGCAAGAGCTGACCGAGTTTTATCTGCGACTCTTCGGCCCTGGCGCTCCTGGACCGTCGCCCGTGGCGGCTGAACTGGGCGCGGCTGGGAACTACGCGCTGCTGGCCTCAGCAGGAATCACCAACACGGGAAACACCATCATCGGCGGCGGCAATATCGGATCTTCGCCGACGGCAACCATAACAGGCTTCCCTCCTGGAGTTCTGACTTCCCCCGCGGCGATTGACACGGCAGACGCGGCGGCGGCGCAGACGGCGTTGACAGCGGCGATCAACTATTACAAGGGACTGACGCCGACACTTTCCGGCCTGGCCAACCTGAGCACGGGCGGAAACGGTACAACTGCGGCCACCTATACGCCGGGCAATTATTTTGGCGCGGCAGGCTTGACGATGCCGACGGGCATCATTCTGGACGCACTGGGCAATCCGAACGCCGTATTCGTTTTTGTGGCTGGCTCGACGATCAACCTGGCCAGCGGGCAAACTATCTCACTGATCAACGGTGCACAGGCGGCAAACGTGGTGTTTGTGGCGGGCAGCGCATTCACCTCCGTGGCAACTTCGACCGTGAACGGAAACATACTGGCCGTGAGTGGAATCACCTTGGGCGGGGGAGCGCTGAATGGCCGGGCGCTGGTGACAACCGGTCCGGTGACTATTGCGGCGGCTACCGCCGTGACGGTTCCCGTGCCGGCCGGAACGAGCGCAGCGGGCGAGTTTGTGGGCGGAGCTCCGTACTCAAGCGCGGTGGGCAATGCCGTTCTAAACGGCGAAGTTTTCATTGAGATACTTTGCCCAACGGTGCAACAGTAACAGCAAACAGCGGGCAGCTAACAGCAGACAGTTAAAAACTGTGAACTGTTAGCTGTCGACTGTATGCTGTTCACGGAGCGAGCCAATGCCGCAATGGTCAGGTACAGCGGTGCCGATCGGGCGCATGTTGGGGCAGGTGGATCAGGACGATCCGACGAACCTGCCACTGGGATGCGCCTCGACCTGCAAAAATACGGATTTCACACGCGACTCGACCGGCTCAGCGCTAGACGCCACGACTCGGGCGGGTAACTGCCTGATCATACAAGGCTCGCAGAAGTCTCCTGGAACGGGATTCATTGACTTTCAGTATGAGCCTGAGTTTGCGGGCGATCCTTTCTTTCAGCAGATGCTGCTCTTCAGCATGACGGGCACGCTGGAGCGGGAGTCGCCAGTGGGATCGGGACGCATGATTCCGGTGCCAGCCGGAATGTATGTTCCGCCGGCAAACAGCCACAAGATCGACGCGCAGACGGCTAACCTGGTGTTCTCCGCCTATTCCAGCGCGGAGTTTGCGCAGGGCGCTCCGCCGCTTCAGTCTCCCTCCGCGGGATGCTCCTGTTACAACCCCAAAACTCTGAATTACGATCCGCTGGGCATGAAGCCCTTCGGATTCAACTGGACGCCGGCAACCTACGTCTATGCCGGAGAAGTGGTGACGCCATCGACCTCCAACTCTGGGCTGCAAGGGAACGGACACACCTATCAAGCGCAGAACTCGGGATGGACGGCGCTGACAGCGGCGGATGAGCCCCAGTGGCCGCTGGTCGAAGGCATCAAAGGCGGCATGGTGACCGAGGATCCAGTGGGCGCGGGAAAGGTGGCCGTAGCCTGGAAAGAACTGACGATGGTCATTGCCAACCGGATACCATCCCCGGACAAGCCAGCACTGGCGCTGGCAAGCGGCGGCATCTTCGCGGCGGGACGAACGATATATATTCTGCTGACGATGACCAACGGAATGGGCGAGACGATTGGCGGGTTTACAGCTTCGATCACGACGACAGCCGCGAATCAGGGCGTGCAGGTAACGATTCCGACGCTGGCTTCGCTGGCAGGTTGGCTCTCGCAGCTCGTGGCTCCCTATGCAATCGTTGGAGCGAATATCTATGAGGCGGATGTGGCGGCAGGAGCGGAGCCGCCGCCGCAGTCGGAATTTCAACTGGTGGCGGGCGGACCCTTTGCGCTGGGAACAACGCCAGTGGTAACCGGAACGGCGGCGAGCGCCATCTATGTTCCCGCCATCAACAGCGCGCGCATCACGCCCGGCCAACTGCCCGCGCCAATCTCTGAGCCAGTGATCAGCCGGTCGCCAGCGGGAAGCGTGGTGCTGCCCCCGGCCGCACCTGGTCTATCGCTGGTGAATGGCGGCGGAACATTCGCCTCCGGAAGAACTGTGTGGGTAGGTCTGACGCTGCTCAATTCGAATGGGGAAACGACCATTGGAGGGATTGCCAGCATCACCACAACGCAGGCGGGGCAAGGTGTGCAGGTTTCCATTGCAAACAGTTATGGCGCCACAGTGACGGGGGTGAACATTTACGAGAGTGATTATCCCAGCGGCCATACTCCGGGCCCATATCAGTTATGGGGATCTGCGGCCTTGGGTTCAACGCCGATTATCACAGCCTCCGGATCAGGCGTACAGCCGCCCGACAACAACACTGCGACTTTGCCTGTGGGAGCGTTTCCCGGCGGGCGGGATATTTGGGTGCGGCTGAGCTACTCGAATGCGCTGGGAGAGACGCCGCTGGGTCCATCGAACTCGATCATTAATACACTGCCCGACGATGCTGTGGAAGTGACGCTTTCCTCTGTGCCGAACTATCCGCAGATTACAATCATCAACGTCTACGAAACGGACGTTCCGACAGGCGATCCTGAACCGCCAATCAGCGCTTATGCAAAGGTTGGCGCCTACGATGTGACCGCCATTCTGTTCATTACTCAGCCGGCCGCCGGGCAGCCTCCGGTGACGGTGAACGGAACGGGACCAGGCGGAAATGTGCCGGCTGACACAGAAGACGGAGGAATCAACGGAACGCAAGGGTATCGCTACGCTGTGCCTGCCTGGATGAACCGCAACGAGACGATTTCAGGCTTTACGCAGGCTGCGGTGAGCAGCTACATCGTGGACGAAGACGGATGGGAGATTGCCGTCTTCAACGTGGCCACGGGTCCGCCGAACATCATTGCTCGTCTGGTGAACTGGACGGTAGCGGACGGAACGCAGGCTGGACCATTCGCCTGGATTGGCAAGGTGGTTCCGAATACGCCGAGCCAGAATCAGGTCTACCCGAATAGCTACCAATCGGACAGCATCACGATTATGCCGACGATTTTTCTTGACAATGTGACGACAAAGGGAACCTTCAATTTTACGGACGAGTATCTGACGGGTTTGATTCAAGCGGGAGCTGGAGGAAACAACACCACGGACCGGCTGACGCTGATGCCTCCGCCGCAGGCCGTGCGCGTGGATTTTCTGAAGACGGCGAACCGGCTTTGCCTCTCTGGCGTGCCGGGCTGCACCACGGGCCACGTAATCAGCCTGGCCGCTGATTACGAGAGTTTTGACGCCAGCACAAGCGAACTTCCGATCCGAACGGACTCAGGCGAGATTGCCTGGGGCGTGCTGGAATATCGCAACCAGATTTACTCCATGCGAGAGCGCTCTGGCGTGGTACTGACGCCGGGTTCTGGACAGCCGGTAGACTGGAACGCTACTCCGCGATGGAGCAGTGTGGGACCGTGCGGGCCGCGCGCTTTTGCGCAGAATGGGCAATTCATCGGGTTTGTACATCGGACAGGGTTTTATAAATTTGACGCAACCACGCCGGACATGATGTCCAAAGAGATTCCGCGCGAGTGGGGAACAATCAACTGGGCAGCTGCGACGACCATTTCTGTGACGATTGATGATGACACACACACAGTACGAATCCAGGCGCCGGTGGGCAACAGCAAGATTCCCAACAAGGAATTCTGTTTGAGCTACTTGGAAGGATGGGAAAATCCGCTCCACTTTACAGCGTTCATGCAGAAAGAAATAACGATGGAGGCTGCGCGGAGGTGGAGCTTTAACGACTTTTCGGCGTACATCTGCAAGCGGATCTATCGCAATGTAGCCAACCCGCCGCCGCTGTCGCTGGGTGCAAACGGTAGTGACCAGCTTGGTTCAGACTTTTATATTTCGCAACTGGCGTACACCACGACGGACGGAAGCGGCCTGGTGAATGCGCGGACACCGGGGAGGTTTGATGACAATGGTGGCGGGATCGACTGGGTGTACGAGACGACCTCGGCCAAGGCGATGCAGAAGCCGTGCAAGCCAGAGGGCGTGGTGACGGCGTGCGTGGGGTATGGGCCGATCAACGTGAGTTTCATTGCTGGGCGGCGCAGGATTACGGACAACCGCGGACCGTCGCATGTGCTGAAATGCCAGCCGATGATTTTGGACCCGGAAGGAGGCGTGGATTATACGCGAAAGCCGGACCGGGCGACGGACGAATACTGGCGGGTGCGCTACGATAATGGAAAGGCGCCGGGGGTGTGGGCGAGTTTGAAGTCCGCGCAGGTCTACTTGATTCCGGTGAAGATGGCGCGGGGAAGTATGGATGGTGGAAAATGAAAGAACAGGAATCATCCGAAAAACGGGATGGTGCGCTTTGGAATAAGTTTCAGGAGTGGTTTAGAGTGGAACATCCTGGCGATTGGTCACGCAGAAATCAACTACCAGAGTGGAAAGCGTTTCAGGCCGGAGCGAAGGCTGTCAACTGAGATCGAGGCGAACAATGAGCACTATTCCTCCAAACTGGTCGGATCTGATTGAAAGCACGGTAAGCGGGAATAAGAACGATCAGCGGGTGCTGCTGCAAACGCTTGCGGAGCAGTTGACACGAGTTCAGGGCGCGGTGGGGCAGACATCGGGAACAAACTCTGCCAACGTGGCCAAGCCGTCTTCGGCGGCGCTGAGCGTAAAAGGGGCGAACGGAGCCTTTAATCTGACTGTCGCAAATCCTTCAACCGCCACGGCGCCCATCTGGCATCAAGTCAGATATTCCCCAGTAAAGGGAATGACGAGCGGAGTCAAAACACTAGAGCCGACGACTTCCACCAACATGACAATCAACGCGCCAGGCGAGACTCATTTCTTTGAGATTCGTTCGAGCCATAACAAGCAAGTTTGGAACGATTATCAATCCGCATCGAACACGCCGGTTTCTTCAGGCCTGGTTTCGTCGGCAGCAATCAGCAATGGCGGAGCCTTCAACCAGACGAATTACGGTGTGGTGAAGTCGCAATCTTCAGAGTCGGCATTTGCGGTGAACATCTCTGGCGCGGCCGGGGCTCTGACGAGTTACCCGGCAGTGAAAGGCGGAAAGGAAACCATTTTACCGCCAGCGACAGTCGTCGGATTGTCCGAAGGAACGAACGTGTTTGCGTCGTATGATGGACATGACTACCATCTGCATCCGACGCTGGCGACGGCGCTGAGCGATAATGAGACGCCGATCGGATCGGTGGCCGTGGGCAGCCAGACGCCGGGCGGCGGCGGGGCGGCGGGCGGCAACGGGGGGAGAATGACGAATGTATAAAGACAGGGATCAGTAAAAGGCGTGGTTTTAACTGTCTGCTGTAAGCTGTTAGCTGTCAACTGCGAGCGGAGCGAGCTATGAGTTGGGAAATTGAGTACGAGGAAGTGGACAAGGCGGAGGGCGTGCACCGGTTTGGATTGATTGAGCGCAACGTGATAACGCGCTCGGGAGATCCGGCACGGTTCAAGTACCAAATCAATCTTGGAACGGGAACGGATGGATTGAGCTGCTCACACTGTAATGCGCCAATCGAGCGGACTCATGCGCTGAATGTAAAAGGCGCTCTGGAACATGTAAAGACCGGCGAGGAGTTGAAGCCTTTTGATGCGGCGCGGGCCAAGATTGCCGAGTTGAATGCTTTCCATGGGAAGATTGACGCATATATTCAGCGGCATGGGGCAACGCTCTACAAAGGGCCGGGAAAGACGCGGAAATGAAGGGATGGACGGTGCGCATGATGGAGCCGCGCGATCTGCTGAGAGTGTTGCAGGCGGCGGCGGCGCAGAACCGGCGGGATGGGACGAGCTATCCTGTGCCGCCGATCTTTGACCTGGACGAGCAGAGCCCGCGCTTCGGGCAGTTGGTTCCGAATGTGGCGCTGGCGCTGGTGACGGAAGTTGACGGCCGGGTGCGGCAGGGGCATGTGTGGCTGCGGACGCTGGAGGAGATGAGCTTCGGCGGTGGGCGGGATGTGATGGAGTTCAGCAGCCATCATATCCAGATGGCCTTGGCATTGTTGAAACAAAAGGGATACGATGATGTTCATCAGTTGATTCCGCACGCGCGCGTTGACGACTTGACGGAGATGCTGGAGCGGGAAGGTTTTGCACGGATTGACCGGCGATTGGCCCATTTTTTCAGGATGCTGTAAACCAAAGGAGATTATATGTCCAGAGGCCAAGAAGGTCAGGTCGTCAACACTGCGAACGCGCAGAATAAAACAGATTTTTCCAATGCCCAAAACTCTTATAATCAGACGAATAACTCGCTGAACTCAGAACAAGGCGACATTCAGGATTATAAAAGCCAGCTTTCACAATATGCCGCTGCCAACCCCTATGGACAAGGCGGTGCGTATCAGACTGCCGTGAACCAGTCGACGGCCAACACGGCCGACGCTGCCAGCCAGGCCACCGCGCAGAAGGAAGCAGGAGCGGCGGCGCGCACCGGGCAAAATGCTGGGCAGGCTGTGGCGGGTGGACAGGCTGCCGAAGAGGCCAATACGCGCAACCTGATGCAGACGCAGGCGCAGAATAACGCCAGCCGAATCTCAAACCAGGCCGGTTATAACAAGGGTGTGCTGAGTGCTTCGGAGGTTCCAGCAACTCTGCAAGAGGGAGTCACGAAAGGTTATAGCGGATTGACGAGCAGTCAGGACACTGCCGCCAATGACGCGCTGGGAACCGAGCAAAAAGCTGGAATGATGCCGAGCGAGATGGAGACGCTACAGCAAGATGCGTCCAGTGCACTCGATGCCTACCTAAGCTGCCCGGCAGAAGGATCTTTCTATCGCATGGCTGATGGCAATCAAAAGCGGGTAGAGACACTGAAGGTAGGTGAATGGCTGAAGGGAATCGACGGCGAGGATGAGCAGATTGAAGAAATTCAAAGCGTGATTTCGCCGATTCTCCTGATTAAAATCGAAGACAATTATACGTCTCGCGTTTCTAGAGTTCATGCTTACGCGCTGCCGGCTGGTGGTTTTACTGAGGCGTCGCACTGCCTTGGAAGGGTTGTGAAGACTGCCGGCGGACCGAAAAAAGTTTATAGTGTGGAATGGGCTGGAAAGGCTCGAGTCTTCAATGTCATTACTGGAGGATCGCACACCTACTGCGCTGATGGAGTATGGGCTCTCGGGGTAGGCGAGGCGGAGCGGCAGGTGACCATGAAGGGTTGGAATGCCATTGGAGACAATCTTGCGGCGCAATCTGATATTTTGACGGGGGTGCTCTGATGGCTGAGACAAACTGGGGCGATCCTGAAGAACTGGCCAACATGAGCCACCTGGGACATGTGCTGCAAGATATGGGCTTTGACCCGGAGGCGGCGCGCGCCAACCCTGCGATGCGCGCAGAGATTATGAACCGGGTGGCCCAGCCGTATCCAGCGCAACAGCGGGCCATGCCGGCGCAGTTGGCGCAGATGGCGCAGAACACGCCTCCGCCAAAGCTGGACACGCAATTGGCGGCGCCGACAACTCCGCCGATCGACATACGCAATGCCGCTCCGCGCACGCCGGCGATGACGCCAGCGGCGCAATCAACAGCGCCGGCGAACTCGGGATTGATTGTGCGGCCGATTGGACAAGCACAGGGATCAGGGTTCAGGGGTCAGGGGTCAGCAGACACGCCAGCGAGTCCTGCGCCTGGAGGACCAAGACCACTGCCGGACACGCTGCCGACATCTTTGACGGGCGCGGCCGCTGGTGGACCAAAACCGGCAACCAGCTCGCAGGTTAGCCCATCGGCAACGAGCCGGCCGGATTTCCTGGGCGGAGCGGGACAAGCTCTGCGTGGTGGATTGACGGCGGCAGAAGCCTATGAACGCAATGTGGAGAACGCTCCATCGCCGGAAGACACGAGCGCAATTGATGCGCGGATTGAAAAAGAATCCACAGCGCCTCCATTACGGGACGCTTCGGGGAAAATCTTTCATGGCGGCGTCGATGCGTCTGGAAAGCCACTTCCGAATTACAAGGAGGGAATTTGGGGAGAGATCGGACGAGGAGCTAAGGGGGCATTGGAAGGATTTTCAATAGGAGGAATTCCGGGCGCTGTGATGGGCGCTGTGAATCCAACGATGTTTCCTAATGATAAAGCCTACGGCGCGCCGAATTCGAACTATGACAGGGCAGTGGAAGCGAACCAGCAGACGCTGGCAGGAGACCAGCAGTCAAAGGCGGACTTGCTAGCTCGGTTTAAAACAACGATGGATGCGCGTAACGCTCAGCAGGGCGGCTATGAAAAGAGCGTGAAAAACTTTGGAGATGTGGGCAAACTGGGCACGGAAGGACAAACTGCGGAGACTGCGGCGGATAAAGAAGCGCGCGAGGCGGCTATACCGCCAGAAGAGCCAAAAACCTATGAGCAGGCCGTGATTGCGGCGAATCAGGAAAAAGACCCTGTGCGGCGCCAGCAACTGACGGATGCCGCACAACAGATTCAAAAAGCTGAGGTAAGGAGATTCGCGGCATCAGCTCCTCGCGGCGGCGGAGCGGAAACACCTGTGTCAAATGCGCTGGTGGATGCCATAGGAACCGGACAAATGCCGGTTGACAGATTGAGTTATTTGTTAGCGAGAAAGCCTCAAATACTTGATCAGGTTGTGCAAAAGTACCCAGATTTTGCGCCAGCCAATGTTGATAGTTACGTCAAGATGTATGCCGATTATCACTCGACAAAACCCGGTACGACCGGTGCAATGATTCTTTCTGGTGCAACAGCGCTTGATCATATGAAGGAATTGCGCGACTTAAACACAATGGCCAGTCACATTCCGGGCACGCCGGCACATACCGCCTATATGAATAAGTTAGACACTTTGGCGCCTGAACTGGCGAAATTTTACGGAGATACGACGATTCCAGCAATTGAGGCTTTGAAACGAACACTTGGTTCAACACTGCCAGGCAATCGCGATAGTGCAATCCGAACCCAGGCCCAATCCATCGGAGACAGATTGGATAATTATGAACAGGCTTGGCGTGAGGGTGCGCCGAGCCGAGCCTATGAAGAGCCTATGCCACAAATTTCTAACAAGGCAAAGCAAAATCGCGCGGCACTTGACCCTGATTATGCGCGGCGATTGGCCAGCGAAGGCGGAAATACCAATCAAGCTCAGCCCAGGTTCGCGCCGCAGGGAGGCGGGCAGGCCGCGCCGGGCGGTGGCGGTAGTAGTTGGGCGCAGCAGCACGGATTCAGGAAGGCGCAACCCTAATGGCAACCAAGGCGAAAAGCGAACCTGTCAAGGCTGCGAGTGGACCGGAAGTCGCCATGATGGACCCCGACTCAGGCGAGACGTACATGATTCCGCCGGAGGCCGTGGCAGAGGCGCATCTGCATGGGTTCCAGCCTGCGTTGCGCATGGCCGACGAGAACGGCGATCAGTATTGGATTCCAGCATCCAGCGCGTCCGAGGCACAGGAGAATGGGTTGCGATCTGTGCGGCAGGATGGGACGCCTTACCCGGCGGGTCAGACGCCTATGGTTGTGGGCAAGAACGCCGCGGGACAGCCGATATGGGGCAACGAAAGCGATCTGAAGACGAAGCCGGAGACCGGCGTGCTGGGGCAGGCGAAAAACTTTCTCAGCGGCATTGGCGACGTGCTGCAGGGCGCGGTCACGGGAACGGAACAATTTCTGGACCCGCGCGCCACGCCAGAGGAGATTGCCGAAGGCCGGAACGGGATCTACGACCAACTGATGCGCTATCCGGAGCGGCTGGTGGCTCCACAGGTTCAGGAGGCGGAGCAGTTCGCGGAGAATGTAAATCAGGGACAGCCCTACGAGGCTCTGCGGCATGCGGTGGGCGCGGCGATTCCAATGCTGGGGCCGCAAGGCACGGAAGCGGGAACGCAGGCGGCGCAGCAGGTGGCTGAAGGCAATCCAGCCGGCGCGGCGGGCACGGTGGCGGGTAATATTCTATTGGTTCCCGCATCTGAGATGGCGGGCGAGGAGGCTGGCTTCGCCGGGCGCGCGGCGCGTCTGGCTCCCGATGTGTTGCGCGGCCGGTTCCGCGAGATGGTTGCGCCGCGCGCCCGGCTGGAGACACCCTCGGCGCCGGGCCAGATGTCTCCGCTGGACCGCTACCGAGCGGCAAAAGACATGGGAGTGAATTTACCCGCAGGTCAGGCCGTGGGAACTGGGCCATTGAATGTTGCGCAGCGCATTACCGAGCGTTCGATGGTTGGGCGCCCCGCTTACGAAAGAACCTTTGGGGAAAATCTGCGAGCACTGCATCAGAGCGCCGGGCAGATGCTGGATGAGGCGCATCCTGAAGATGTGAGCAGAGAAGAGCTTGGCAACCGGGTCAAGGCTGCAACCAGCGCGCACAGGGCGGCGCTGAAGGATGAACCGGGACAGTTGGCAGCGGCGCAACAATTGTTGAACGATATTCATCCGCAAGATATGACTCGAACAGAATTTGGAGCAACTGCGAAGAGTGCGATCGAAGATCACCTGAAAAGCATTCGTGATCGGGAAAATGAGATTTATGAGGATCTCGATCAACGGATTGGAGATAAGCCGCCCAAGGTACGCGATATTCGCCAATCGGCGCGCAACATCTACGATGCCAATAAGCGCTTCTATGATGAACATCCCGAGGCTTTGACTGGAGGCGATGCGCGCGCCTGGAAGTGGATTAAAGACTTAGCCGGGGTGGACGAAACCGGTAAGATGAAGCCCGTTAGCGACCAAACCGGACTGCGAAGTTGGACAGACCTGCAGACGACGCGTAGCCATTTATTGGATCTGACACGAGGCAAGGAAGTGATCGGAGACAACGCCGCGCGCTGGTTGAAGACGCTGACAGGAAAAATAGATGAGACCATGACCAGCGCCCAAAAAACACCTGGCATGACCCCGGAGGATGTGACAGATTTTCGCACGGCAAACAATTTGCACCGAAGCCTAAAGGAAACCTACGATAATAATCAGAGCCCGTTTTATTGGCTGCTGCGGGACGATCCGTCCGGTGTGGCTGAGAGAATCAATGGATTGAGCCCGGAGAATTTCAAGCGGCTGCAAGATAACATGGCAGAGATTGGACGAAGCGACGTGGTATCTCAGGCGCAACGTCAGCACGCCGTCCGTCTACTGGACCCCAAGGGAAGCGGAACGATTGATCTGGAAGGTTTGTCAGGACGATGGAAAAACGCGGATAAACCGAAGATGGAGGGAATTCTCGCTCCTGATCATATGGTTGCGCTCGGCGACTTGGCGGATAAGGCGCGTACTGGCACACCCTATGACACATCGAAACTGGCGAAGGTAGCGGACGCTGATAACGGCACAGAGGCTTACCATGCCATATTTACCCCCGGAAACGGCGCGTTGAAACTGGCTCCAGCAGATCTGAAACTGCTGGAGCAGGCAGACCCTGACCTGGTTCCGCAACTGAAAAGACATGCTCTCGCGAACCTTTTTGACCCGTCAAATAATAGCATCATCGACCCAAGCAAGTTTGATATGAAGAATTTCGCCAAACGCTGGGGAAAGCCTGATAAGGAGCTTTTATCATCTCTGTTCAACCCTGACGAGATGAAAAAAGTGGATGATCTGGCCGAAGTTTCCCGCGAAGTTCATGCAAACGAAAATACGAGTGGAACATCAAACGTGCTGCAACCGGTGACAGAAGCAAAGCAACTTGCCAGCGGAGTTATAGGCGGGACGGCCGGAGCGTTTGCCGGAGGCCCGGTGGGAGCTGGTATAGGAGCGGCGGCTGGACCCATCATTGAGAACGCCGCCAAGTGGCGCATTGCCAAGGCAGTCAACGATCCCGCCGTGGTGGAGTCGGTAATGGAGCATCCAAAGCCGATGGAACTGAAGGAGGCTGCAAAAGAAACAGTGGCCACGCCTCCACCGGCTGCGGCCGGCGCGACGGCGGTTGGGTTGGCTGAGAGCCAGAGCCCGCAGGCGCAGCAATCGAACGCTGACCGGATGCGGGAGTTGCTGGCGCGGCGCAATGGCGCTGGTCAGCCTCAACCGGCTTCGGGCCAGGGTGCCCCCAGCACATCCGGCCCGCAGGCCGGTTCTACATCTGCGGCGCGTCAAGAGGGTGTCTCTACGCCTCCGAATGGAGGCGACGTGACCACACTGGAGCCGACAGCGGAAGAACGCAATTTGAAGCCCAGTGAGGCCGCGACAAAGCCTTACATCAATCGGAACGAGAATCAGACAGGAAGCAGAACGGGAGATTCTTCTGGCGGCGGCGTGATTCAGTTGAAGAATCCGCAAGGGCAGCGCGTATGGCCTGAGCAAGCAACAGCAGTCCCCGCAGGCGCGACACATGAGGTACTGAATCCGGACGGGAAGACAGTGGTGGGGCATATCGTCGCCGGAAAATATGTGCCGCTCCAGGCTGGGGGAAATTCTCCTGCCGAAGCTCCGCCTGGGCAGTGAAGATCAGGCTCTACGCTGTTCAGAGAAAGGCCTGAAAACCAGGAGAACCAAAAGTATGACGATCAGGCTCGAAAAAGGGAGAGTAAAGAGGTTGTACAAACCCCACAGAACCAAACCAGCGAGAGCGGCGGCGAAGGGAAGCCAGATAGGCGCGAAAAGCAGCCAAATATCGACACGGTAGGAGGCTTTGGGAGAGAATAGATGTTCGACAGCCAATTCGACCGCGAGAACGAAGAGAATCCATCCGGCGATGGCGAGAACAGAGTAACCGAGAAAGCTGAGCATGAGGAACCGGCCTTTCCATGGTGAAACCGGATTCAGTGTAGCATGAAAAGGGAATATGGCAACACAGATTCACATTCCGGATAATCTTCCTGTTGGCGTGCTGCTGCGAACGCTGGAGGATGCCGAGGGACTGCCCAAGGGGAGCCTGGTGAGGGCATTGGCGAAGGCTAGAGAACAGGAATCAGCGGGACCGAAATCGGTTGACGAGCGGCCGGTGGTGCAGGGGAGCCGGGACGCGGCGGAGATTCGCCGCTCGGCCGAGACTCAAGAACCGGCTTTGCGCCAGATGGCGGAAGATGTGGCGCACGAGGTGCCGGGGGCGAAGGTCGAGGGAACGCGGGTGAAGGATGCCAATTCCCAGGCGAACAAGGATAAGCGCGGCAAGCCAGCGGAAACGAACATCGACAACCTGGGCGCGCGCGTCTCAGCCAAAACGCCGGAGATGCTGATGAAGCTGCGCAAGATGATTGAGAAGCGGCTGCCGGTGGTGGACAAGGACCGCATCACATCAAATGGGTTGGATGCGCATCAGTATGCCGTAAAAACCGGCGAGCCGGGAGACGCCAACCAGGTGAGCGAGCTGCAGGTGGTGAGCAAGGCGCAGGCTGTCGCCATGAAGAAAACCGATCCGCTGTATGACGAGCAGAAAAAGGCGCTGGCGCGCGGCGACAAGAAAGAGGCTGCGCGGCTGGGCGCGGAGATTGAGGCTATCCACAAAGCGGCGGAGGATGATACAGACGCTGCAGGCGAGGGCGCCCACCGAACCGCCGACCGGGAGGTCGGCGCTACTGTTGAGTCGGAACCCAAGCCAGCGAGCACTGCCGACAGGTTCAGGGAAGCAATGGAGCGCCGCGGCGGCGCGCAGTTTGCCACGGGCGACGTGGTGACGTTGAAGGATGGCCGGGTGGGCGTGGTGCAGCACTTTGAGCCGGGGATCAATGGCGGATTGCAACGGGCTCGGGTCCGGCTGGTGAGTGAGGATGACGGGCCGGGCAAGGTGGTGAATTCCGTCAAGCCAAAGGATATGACGCGGGTGATTGCTGTTCCAGTGGCCGAGGGTGAGCCGTGGACGGGTGTGGATATGGACGGAACGCTGGCGCAGTATGACGGATTCAAGGGCGTGGACCGGATTGGGCCGCCGATCACGGCGATGGTGGACCGGGTCAAGAGAATGCTGGCCAAGGGAAAGCAGGTGCGCATCTTCACGGCACGCATCTCCGCAGACGAAACGGGGAAGGCGCGGTCCGCAATCGAGGCCTGGAGTAAAAGGTATTTGGGCGTGGCGCTGCCAATTACCGACGTGAAAGACGCGCACATGGAAGAGTTATGGGATGACCGTGCTGTCCAGGTGGAGGCGAACACGGGTAAGATATTAGGCAGTGGCGTCAAGGCACGGCAATTAAGTGATTCAGAAAAGGAGCAGGGCAATGATTTTCGCGAGACGGATGGACGGGCAAGAATCAGGAAGCGCTTTCAAGAGCATGTTTCTCAGCGAGTGCCCAGCGGAAGATTATAAAAAGGCGAAGGCGCCGAAAGCGGCGGACATGAAGTTTATGCCGCGCGAGCGGAAATATCTACGGCACGGCCAACGGGTTTAGGGGTGCGGAGCAATGCCAAGGGAAACGCCAAAGGAGGAGCGGCAACTGGATCGGCAAGGGGAGAAGTTCGCCACCTGGTATGTGAAGTACCGCGATATTTACAAGGCTGCGGAAAAGGCCCATGTGGCCAAAAATCAGGCCGTGAGGGTATTCAACCGGCCGGAGGTTCAGGACGAGATTGAACGCCAGGAAGAGGTTCTCCGAGTCGAGCGCGCCAAGCAGCAGGTTGAGACGGAAAACTTGACCAACGAGATTCTGGATCGGAAGCTGCTGAAAGTCATTGGCCTGGACGAAACCAAGCATGGACCCCTGATTCTGGAGGCTATCCGGCTGGGCAACGTGATCACCGGGCGCATCCGGGCAGGAAATACGCAGAGCCTGGAGCCGAATGGAGCCAAGGAAAACACAGGCGCACCGAACTTCTATCAAGCCTTTGTACCGATGGGCGTGCCAGTGGCTTCGCTCTTGCCGGATGAACGGCAAGAGCAGGGACCAGAAAAGCAGGGAACAGGGATCATAGATCAGGGATCGGAAACACAAGAGCCAGAGAATGATCCGCCGGAATCTGCGCCTGAAGTTGTAAAAACGAGCGCAAAATATTCCGAAAATTATTCCGTTCCGCCCGCAAACGACCGGCTTCGAGCAGCAGTTCGAAACCTGAATGCAACAGGTTCAATTCATCCCGCAGAAGCGATCAACCCGCCAGTGCGTAAAGCCGGCCGGATCAAGATCGGATGATTACTATCCTCCAGGGATCGCCAGCATGGAAGGCGCCGCCGCCGCCGCTGGTGGATTCCGCGCGGCTGTTCATTCCTCACAATTTTGCGCCAGTGCGATCGCTGCCGATGGGCGTGAATCCGGACTGGTGGCCGCTGAATCCGGCCCAGCAGGCGGCGCTGTGCTCGCCGGCGGAGCTGCTGCTCTTTGGCGGGCAGAGCGGCGGCGGCAAGACAGACTTTCTGGTGGGCGATGCGATGCAGGAGTACCGCATCCCGAGCTTCAGAGGACTGCTGCTTCGCGAGAGCCTGGGCGAGATGGACCAGGTAGGAGATCGGATGGAAAAGGCCTATCTGCCGTTGGGCGCAAAGTATCGGCAGCGGACGGGCGGCGGCGAATGGAAGTTTCCATCGGGCGCGCGCATTCGGTTTGGATATCTGGCGCAAGACAAGGATCTGGGCAAGTACCGCGGGAACCCTAAAAGCTGGATTGGCATCGATGAGAGCGGCTTGCAGCCGGAGAAGCGCGTGCGCACGATTGTTCCTTGGCTGGCGGCGGTGGACCCGCGCCTGCGAGTGCGGATGCGGCTGGCTTCAAACCCTGGTGGTGTTGGGCACATTTGGCACATGGCCGTATTTCTGCGGAACAGGTGCCCGCTGCACTTTCCGGCAAACGAGCGGGACAGTGATCCGCGGCACACATCGGTGTGGCCAGGACGGGTCTACAGCGGCGCCAGTTGGAAGTGGCCGCCCTCGAATGCGGAACTGGTGCACATGACGACTGCTTTTTTCCCGGCGGCTGTGACAGACAATCCGCTCTATGGGCAGGACAAGGTCAACAAGCTGCTCTCGCAGACGCCAGAAATCCAGATGCAACTGCTGCACGGATGCTGGTGCAACGCCGAGAGCCTGTACTTCGGCTTCTTGAGGCCGGAGTGGATGATTCCCTACCACACCATCGAGGATGAATGGTGGTGGAACCATTTTCTATCGATCGATTTTGGCTATGTGAACAGTTCGGCGGCGGCGGGCTGGTTTTCGATTGACGAATCGGGCCGGGTGTTTGGATCGGGCGAGCTGGTCGAAAAGAAGATGAGCGCGGTGGAGTTCGCCAAAAAATGCTGTGAATTGTGGATCAAGCCGAGGATGGGGGAGGAACGGCCGCGCGTGATGTTCGTAGTGATGGATTCGGCCATGGACCAGCATCATGACGAGGGCAAGAGCCGGTTTGAACTGATGGCCGAGGTTTTCGCTGAATACGGCATCGTTTCGGTGAAGAGCCACAAAAACCCGGAGGACAACGCACAGAACCTATACAACGGGTTGGCGAACCAATATCTGGTGTTGACCAACAAGATGAAACAGACGTTCAATTCTCTGGCCACGCGCGTGGTCGACGAGCGCCGGGCCGTGAAGAAGATTCATGGCGATCCGATGGACGATCTTTACGACATGATCGCCTATGCGTACAACACCTGGATGCTGGAGAGCGTGAAGCCGGAGCGGATGAAGGTGCAGGAGAAGTTGGACGCGATGCGCAAGCGCGGGGCGGATGCGACGGCAATTGCTCGGCAGAGCCTGATTGAGACGAAACGGCTAGCGGACAAAGACCGGGTCAGGGCGAAGGGATTGCCGCTGCGCAAGCGCTAGGCGGCAATCTCCAATCGCGGACCGCAAGGTGTATCCACAAATCCATATATCAAGGCCGAAACACGTTTTGAGTGTTCGGTGTCACTTTCAATCTTGGCTTTGGAAATTTCAGAGTAGTGGAGAATGACCGCGTTGATTTTCGCAGTATCTGCGGCAGAAATGTCCTCTGATTGGCGGATTACGCCGCGCCATCCTTCGACTTGGATCAGATAATTCGGATTGAGGTCCATCGGACACCTCCTTTTCAGAAATATACCATGTTATGAAAATTCATAGCAAGCAAGCCGGGATTCCTCCCGGCTTTTTCGGGCCAGTGAGAAGTGGAGATTTTGGTAAGCAAGAGGGAAAACGCGAAGGTGGGATGAACTACGAGGATTTTTGGAGGGAGCTGGCTGATTGAAATGAGTGTATCACGGTTTTGAGTTGAGTTGCAGGCAAAGGATGGCATTTTCGATTCGTTTTTGGTGATGCCAATAGATGACCATGCCTTTCTCTTCGCAGCGGCGGCCGCGAGCGGCGCGGCAGATTGGGCAATAGGCCTGTTCGATTTGACGGACGTTGGGCAGATTAGGCGCCGCAGCCTGAGGCGTCTCGGGCCCAGGCTGCGGCTGTTCAAGAAAGTACGCAGGCTCCTTTCGTTTTAGATTTGACACAACAACACTCGATCTCATCTGGCGAACTTTGGTGTTTCGGCGCTGATTCAAAGGACTGCCTCCATGTAGGCGGCTATGAACGTCGCCGCGGCTTCTGAAACGATTGCATCGCCGTATCCGCGCAGCTTGACCACTCGGTTGGCAACCCCATGAGCCAGCGGCTGTATTCCAGGTCCAATTGGCCGGAACTTGTCGTCGCGGCCGTACCACCAATCGCAGTCGGCCCAGAAGCCGCGAGTTGCGCCTGCCTCGGCAACTGATCTAGCCGTGAGCGGGTCGAGCCATCCGGGTCCACGCCAGTCTCGGACATTCCCGAAGTGTCCTTGTAGTCGCGCGAACTTGGCGTCGATATCGATGCCAAGTTCGCCTGAGAGTGCAGCGTTTCCGGTGATTCCCTGTGCGCCCCCGCACATTGCGAGTCCTCGCTGCGCGGGGTAGCCACGGTTGCAAGAGATGCTTTCTGTGTCAACGATTGGCCGGTCATCGCTTCCGTCATCGTTCCGCCGCGCTCCCCGTCCGATGCCGCAGGAGTTGGGATTGTAGCCAGAAAGACTTGATCCTCCAGCTGGATTGCCGGTTCCGTGCCCTGTCTCCACATTCCTCGCGTCCCTATTGTCGCCAGTTGCACAATCCCGCCCATCAGTAGTTCCCCCTTCCGCGCCCCGCTCCGGCTCGTCTGGCCTCCCTTCATCGCGTTCGGGGTGGGAACTGCGGCTAGTGTCGCACATCCATCTAAGTCCATCCCTCCCGTGTGTGTCGGAGTTGATTTCGAGTTTGGACCCCCGCTGGGAGTGTTGGGTGTCGGCACAGAAGTAAAGCCGCTGTCGTCTGTGGGGCGCGCCGACGCTGTGTGCTCCCAATACCGCCGCCGCAACGGCGTACTCCGCCGCTTCCAAGTTTCCACAAACAAGGTCGAGCCAGCCGAATCTAACCGCCGCATCAGCTTGTTCTCCAAAGATGAATGGAGGGCGGCACTGGCGGATGAGGGAATACCAGTCAGGCCAGAGGTGACGAGGGTCATCAAAACCTTTGCCTTTGCCTGCGACGCTGAAGCTGGGGCACGGACAGGAGCCAGTCCAGACGGGACGGTCGTCAGGCCATCCGGCAAGCCGGAGGGCGTAGCTCCAGACGCCGATGCCGGCGAACCAGTGGCACTGGGTATATCCCATAACATCGGCTGCTTTGACATCCTTGATGCTCCTTTCGTCTATGTCTCCCGGCGCAATCAGGCCGCGATTGATTAGTTCGCGCAGCCATGCGGCCTTCTTCGGGTCGATTTCGTTGTAGTAGGCGCCTAAGTTCATGCGAGAACCACGGCATCCTGTGCTTCCATGTCAATCAGATCAAAAAGTGTGGGAGTGGCCAGCGATGCCTCGGCCGCTTTCATGTAGCGCACGGCGTCGGCGAAATAGACTTCAGAAAGTTCGACGCCAAGGCCTTTGCGTCCCATCTTGACGGCGTGCATGGCCACGGTGCCGATGCCCACGAAGGGGTCGAAGACGGTTTCGCCTTCCATGGAAAACTGCTCGATGACGCGGACTGCAATATCCTCTTGCATGGGGCAGAGATGCTGGTCGTGGCCAGTGGTCTGCTGCTGCATGTTGAGGGTTCGCATCCGGGCAACATCGGTCCACACATCGGGATTCCAACTCTGCGGCTGCAAAAGCATGAATGTGGCTGGGAGGCGGCTGCCGGCAATCTTGCATGGGCATTGTCCACACTTATGGTCCCCAACGTGGATGTGTCCACATTCCTTGCAGCGCTCCAGATTCTCGCTCAGATCGATGTGCTTGAAATAGTCGTAGACCTGGCGCATGGAGTCTTGCCGGAAGAGCTTGAAAATGCGCTCATGAGGAATGCCTTCAAAGTCCGCTGGCGTGATGGATCGGTTGCCGTTGGAGCGCATGAAGCCGTGCGCGTCAATCTGCCAGCGCGAGCGCGAGTACTTCTTCTTGCTCTTCACCACGGGCTTGTCGGCATAGCCGTTGCTAGTATCTGTGGGAGGCTTGCGAAAGATCAGCAGATACTCCGGCATTCCGGCGCCCATGCGGCTTCCGTCCTTGCATTGCTCTGTCCATCCCAGGCGATAGGTTTGATTGTTCTCTCGCACAACATCCGTAACGATGGTCTTGCGTGCAAGGAATCCGAATCCATGCTTGATGAACCGCTGTACGCAGTCATCCGAGAACGGGTAGACCGTTTGAAAACCCATGCCTGTCATGCCGGACGGCGTGATGCGGTCTTTGACGTGAATGGCTGCCACTCGGCCGGGGGAGAGAACGCGCAAAAGTTCGGGGATGAGAAAGTCCATCTGCTGCCAGAAATGCTCGTTGTCTTCCGAATGTCCGAAGTCGCGGAAGCTGGGAGAGTACTCGTATTGCGTGCTGAACGGGATGCTGGTCAGAATCAGATCGACGCTATTATCCGGCATGGAGGCCGTCTCGGGAACGCAATCGTTGTTGACGTTCTTCCAGTTCTCGCCGCTGGCGACGACGCGCTCCACCTCCATCTTCCGGGTAGCCGTTTCTTCGAGCACGTTCGACCCCAGGCCGTATTTGCGGATGATTGCCGTCATGTTGGCAATCATCTCGTTGTGCTGCTCCCACTTCTTTTCAAGGGCGCGTCGAATCTCCCGCTCGGCTTCGGTGTAGATGATGTCAATGATCACGTCTCGCTCTTGCAGAAAGCGATAAATGCGGTGGCAGGCCTGGATGAAGGCATAGAACTTGTAACCCACTCCGGGGAAGATAGCATGGCGCGCCTGCTGGAGATTGCAGCCGGCCCCATACATGGATGGCTTGGTGACAAAGGCCTGCGTCTCCTTGTCGCGCCATTGCTTCATGAGAATCTCTCGCTCATCGATGCCTTGCTTGCCATAGAGCGAGCTGCATGTGGCGCCCATGGATTGCACTAACTCATCCACGGCCTTCTGTTCATCATTGAGTTCGCACCAAACGATGAACTGGTCAAATCCGTAGAGAGTGAGGTCTGTGGTTTCAATGATTTCCTGCATTGTGGCAATGCGACGATCTAGGCTGTTGCGCTTTTCGCGGGCCGCATGGGTTACGCCAATGGCGGAGTTGCTGAGAAGACGGCCTTGTCCGTTCGGCTCCTGACCGGCTTCCGAGTGGTCTGAAGGAATCTCATGCCAGCGAACAGTCATCTTCGGCAGCGCGTATCCGGTATCGTCAAAACCAAGGTCGGAAGGTGCTTGCAGGAAGACTCCCCACGTGGAGCACCATAGCCAAAATTCATGCTCACGGCTGGGGACCAGCGTCAACTCGTCGGCCTGCTCACTGTTACGTTTGAACCAGCGCGTCTTGGCGGCTGAAATATCCATGATGTCAAGGAATGCGGCGTAGGCTAGCAACTCGATCAAGTCATTGGGTGAGGGAGTTGCCGTGGCTACAAACCGATAGAGTCCGCTGCCCTCAAAGAGATTCATCATAGATCGGAAGGTCTTTGTCCCGCCGAATCCGCGCAAGCATGCGGCCTCATCAAGCGAGGTTGCAGTGAAGAGGCGGGGGTCTAACTTTCCGTCTCGCACGGTTTCGTAGTTGGTCAGGTAAATGCCTGTTTCTCCGCACTCCTCGATGCTGCGGACAAACTTGGCTTCGATGCCGAGCATTGCGGCATCTTTCAGAAACTCGAAGCGCACTCCGAGCGGGCAGACGATCAGAGCGCGGCCGCCGACCCTGGCGCAGACAAGACGAAGAATCTCCAACTGCATGACCGTCTTGCCGAGGCCGAAGGCCGCGAATATGGCGGCGCGGCCGCGTTTAACTGCCCACTTGACGATTGCTTTCTGGTGTGGCTTGAGAATTGGGTTGATTTCAGATTCTTGCACGACAATCCCCATGTCGGGGATGGAAAGGACTTTGGCGTGAAGGAATTCTTCGTAACTCTGGAGTGACTCAGTCATTGATTATGCTCACAGTCTAATCGTGGATGGAAGGCTAAAGAAGCCGAGCGCACCTTTGCATAGCACAGGCCGCTCAATAACTTGGGGATTGCGCAGAACCAAGCCTATGGACGGGTGAACATACCAGTCGCTATCGCTGTTGGTGACGCAATCAACGATTTCCACGGAACCAACAAGATGGCCGCCGAAGTTGCGCAGATCATCTAAGCGGGGCAGATGGAAGCCCATCACCGCGCAGACGAACATTGGTGGAAAGCACGACCTGAGTGCCGCCGAGGCGCTTGACTTCGGCAACCAAAAAGTCACGCGAGACGGCAAAGCCGGTTTTGAAGCGGCTATGCGTGCGGCTGTAAGAAGGCGTGCGCTTCCAGCCTTCAGGCCAGTAGAGTGGATAAGCTTCAACCATGGTTCACCTCTGGAAATTGCTTGTGTTCGACGCCGTCGAGCAGCGATCCCGCAGCGTGCTTGCCAACGCGTACCGGAGCGTCTGAGCAGTTCAATTGCTGACCATCCCCTTCAGCTCCATCGCACATCGCTGGAAGCCACTCGCCCCATTGCTTGAAGAAGAACGGCACAGCAGCCGCCTTGCATTGATCTCGCAGGCTGCGTGCCCAGTCTTCTTGCATCGAACGCGCTCCAGGTCCGCTCTCGCCGCCGCAGATCACCCAGTCGACACGGCGCTGATTCAGCCACTTAGGACATTCGTCTCGACACCCGCAATCACATCCAGCGTGGCAGCATGTGCAATCTATTCCGCCAGGACAACCTTTCAGAATCTTAAGGTCAAACGTCCCAAGCATTGGTTCGCAACTTACGAACCGCACTGCCGCCGGCGTCTGAAGCAGAATCGGAATACGCTCATCCGCCGCGGCTTGATTCTCCACGCTCACGCCCAGCCAGACGTTCGGGAGAGGCCACCATCCATCCCCCGAGCTGCGGTGGCTAGCCATCTGGCTGGACATACGCGAAAAGTCTCCAGAGATAATCGCAGTGGCCGCGTTATAAACCTCCGATGTGCGTCCGTGCGCCGTCAGATACCTCAGCATCCGCTCCGGACGCTTGGTGAGCACCTGAAAGATATGCTGTGGGCAGAGCGCCATCACCGCGAAGATGCGGTCAAGCATCTCATCGGTAACCCATTCGGCGAAAAGGTCTGATTGATTCATGGGAAAGATGCGGCGAGGTCTCGATTGCCAGCACGTCAAGTCATTATGCACCTCGACAGCAGAACCATCTGGCTTGATTTCTGATAACTCATCCTTTACAGGCCCCCACTTCAGCGGCTGCAGCAGCACCTTCTCGTCGATGAACGGATCAACCAGGTCACGGCTGCGGCGGTCGTATGGCAGGCCGGTCCCGTTTGCCGGAAGGCAGCGGTGATTATTGGTCTCGGCATAGCAGTGTTCGCAGCCGGAGGAGACGTGTTCGCAGTGTTGTCCGATGCGCCCGGCCATCTTCTCTGCAATTGGCACGAGCGATTTATAGCCTTTGTCGCGAGCGATCTGCGCAGCGTTTGCTTTGACGCGAAAGCGGATCGGGTTCCATGTGGAATCCGTCCATTCAATTTTAGATAGCTTGGCCAAGAGAAACCTCCTTTACGGCAATGGTTGAAACAGCTTCAACCGCCTTTCGGTCATGCTTCGGTCCGCGTTTGCGGGCAGTGAGAAAATAGCAGCGATCTATAATCTCAGCGCTGCTAGCGCCGAAAGGAAGCACCCAATCGGCCTCTGGAGGATTGGGCGCAGAATAGTTCTGCTCAAGGGTTATGATCAGGACCCGGCAATCAGAAAGCCTCTTTGCCAGGGCAGCTCTGGCAGCGGTTTTGAGCGGGGTCCAGGCATGAGGAATAATAACCAGATCCCATTGCTGAGCGAGCAGTGATTGAAATTCTCGGTCATCCGATGCCTTTGTTACGATGAACCTCAACTGCGTGTTGAGGATAAAGGCAAGCTCTCCAGCCTGGTCCTCGCGTTCACTCCAAAGAAGAATTTTTTTGCGCGGTATCATTTACTCCTCGGTTTCTGGAAGATCGGTTGAATTCTCTGATACCGAGCCGGTCTCAGAGAATTCAACCTCTCGCGGACGAATCAGCAATGACATTACCGGGTTGGAGCAGTCATCGTGGACGTTGTAGCATCCTACGGTGTGCCAGCGATGCCGGCGCAGGATGGGCTTGCCACAGGCAAAGCAAGTGCGGTGCTTTCCGCCAAAAGGACGATGACATGTGGGACATTCATTCATAACTCGCTCCGCGTTGCTTCGAAGTGGTCAGTGGTCAGTGGTCAGCAAAAATATGATCTTTGTGACTGTTCACTTTCCACTAACCACTGATTACTGTTTTTATGCGATGACCGGGAACTTTCCGTCGAGTTCCTTGTCAAGGTATTTCTTGATTGCGCGCATGGTGTCACCCTGCCATTTGGTGCCCTCCAGGTTAAAAAGTGCGATGGAGGGGGTTTGATTGGGAGTTTGTTGGAAGCGAATCAGAAACTCGCTCTCGACCGGCGTGATCTCCGGAAAGGTGCGAATCGGAATCAGCTTGATGCGCGGCTCGATCTTGACCTCCGCAGTGGAGACTTCTCCGGCTTTGAGGGTAACCGTCTGCGAGAAACCATCGTCGGCAACCTGAACGGTATTTCCCGCTTTGAGGTTAGAGGCGATGCGAATCAAGCGAAGTAGTTCCTCGGTCTGAAGGAAAGAAACTTGCAGGCCGATGATGAAGCGGGCCGGATCGCTGTAGAAATGGTCGAAGGTAAATTCTCCTGCCGGCGTATGTTTGGCAGTCAAGAGCGTGTCACGAACGCCATAGAAATCGGTCTTGGCGGCTTTGGCAGAAACGGTGAGATAGTCCTCGACATGCAGAATCAGGTTTTCCGCTCCCAGCACGCCTCCAGCGATGGCGTCAAGGAATCCGGTGATGGTGGTGACCCGCAGTTCGTTGGGACGAGGCGGAGTGATTTCCTTTCCCAGAGTGCGGCCATTGGAATCACTGTCCACTGCGTAAACTCGACTTTCGCCATTGCTGAGGGTTTGAGCGCTGCTGAGCGGAGCGTCTTGCTGGGCTTTGACCAGCCGCTCGATTTCGAGAATCGTTTTGCTGTCTTCCATGGAATTCCTCCTTGGGAATTGGGGTTGATAAAGCGATTGAGATTTAGGACAAAAGCGCGAAGCTACTGCGCTTTCTGCGCGAACTGGATGAGCGACTGGTCCTGCGCGGGAGCCTGGAAGAGCACATCCTGGCGTGGATCCTGATCGAAGAGGTAGCAGCCACCTTCATCGTCTTTGCCGATGTAGGCACGGCTGACATGTTCGGCAACTCCGGCAGTCTTGCACTCAGAGGTGGTACTGACCGTAACGGCTCGCCGATCCACATCAGGCTTGAATTTAAGCTTGAGGGTAATTGTGCGCACCGCAGTGGCGTTGGTGGATGTGTCGGCGATGTTTTGCGCAACTTTCAAAACGCATTTCTCGAATAGCTCGAGCAGCGCGCCGCGGGCAATGGAACCGAGATTGGTGGGTTCCAGTTCAGGCTTTGGCATGATGTTCTCCTTGGTTGACAAACGTGAGTTGAGGAATGGAACCAAAGGCCCGAAAGAGCGCTCGGTCCCAGGTTTTTTTGTACTTGGCGAAGCCAGCCTCAGTCTCGGCCGGAACAGGTGAGGACAGAACGCAGATGCTGAGTTGGGAAGAATTCTCCAGAGCAATATGCTCGAAGTACCGCTCCCATTCGTCGGCGCCATCTTTCAACCCAAAATTGACGCCTGCCGCAAAGAGATGCTCTTTGACCTGCGTCTCGGCCAGATGCCAGCACTGGTGAATTGCGATCATTTCGGCTTGGGCACCTGGCATTTCAACCGATGAGCAAGATTCGGAAACGTCCCCCCCCTCCGCGAGGGGGGTAGGGGGGAGTGTTTTGTTTGTATTGCTGTATTGCTTATAGTAGGAGGCCCCCCCGGGGGCCACATCAGGCCCCGTGGGGGCCACATGTGGCCCCGGAAAATCTGTGGATAAGTTAGGTTCTAACCGTGTTTCTCCACAACTTTTCAACAGGGTTTTGGACATAGTTGATGTGGCCCCCACGGGGCCACCTTCACACTCTGAGCGTTCATGGGAAAGCTCAATTCGGACGGCCAACTTCTCAGCAATCTCTGGGGTGAGTTGAGTTGCGAGCTGAGGAAGGCTGGGAAGCGCGTAGATTGCTCCTTGAGAGCGCGTGGCAGCGCGCTCAACACGGACAAGACCAGCGGCAACCAACTGGGCGAGCGCGCGCTGGATAGAGGTACGGCTGAGCGTAGTGCGTCCGGCAGGCATAGTCTCATGCCGCCAAGCCTGAACAAGCTCGCGCTGGCTCCACTGGGTGAGGGCGGAGTTGCCTTCGCAGCGTCGGCAGAGGCATACGTAGACCGCGACGGCATAGGGTCCGACAAGAGGCGCGAAAATATCAATAAGTTCATTGTTGATCCAAAACCATCCTTTCTCTCTCATATTGCGAAGATAGATGGTATCCGATAACTCAAATTTTGGTTTGCGGGCCATTTAGGAACATACCTCCCACAAAACGTAAATGATGTAAATTAACGCAGCCAGATAGACAGTACAAGTTATCAAAAGCCTGCGCCTGGATTGGCGATAAAATTTTTCATTATCCGCCACAATCTTGTCCATAGATTCTTTCATACTCGCCTCAGATACCGTCCTAGTTATTAACTTACCGTCCTCGACAATGCCGTTTTTAGTAATCCAAAACATCGGAATTTTACCTCTTGGAGCGAGTTGGAATAGCTTGCACATCGTAAGCAGGTGGAGCTTTGCCGGGCTTGGAAGGTCCGGGCAGAAAGTTGACTTTCTGACCCTCCCTCCAGGCAGATCGATCTCGCATGGAGCTTACGTTGACGTAGTAATCCATTGTGGCCGAGTGAATGAAACCGTAACCCTCATCGCGAATGCGGATGAGGGTGCCGGTGAGGCGTGGCCTAGAATATCCGGAGTGGCGTAGATCAGAGGATCTGCAAGCGGACCGCCGCTCCGAAAGGGTGGGCAAAAAAGAATCTTGCATGGAAATCCTCATCCGCGCGGCGGCGCGGCCACAGCGGAAACGGGTTCAGGAATGTCGACGACGAGGGCGGCTGAAGTGAGCAACAGCCCGGCAAGTTCGGCGGAGTTCTGCAAGGCCAGGCGAACGACCTTAGCGGGATCGATGATGCCGGCGGCGATCATATCTTCAAAATTGCCGCTTGCGGCATTGTATCCCCAATAGTCAAGAAATGCGGGAATGCTGTCATCGAAATGAGCAGGAATGTAGGTTTCTGGAGAGTTCATCGCCACGACTTCGCCGACAATCACATCTCCACTGACGCCGGCGTTTGAGGCCAGACGATGCAACGGCCTGGTAAGGGCCTGAGCGACGATACGGGCTCCAACCTGCTCTTCACCATCCATGGTGACCAGCAGATCATTGAGGGCGGGCAGGCAGCGGATAAGAGCCACCCCGCCGCCAGGTACGATTCCCTCTTTGAGAGCGGCTTTGGTGGCGTTGACGGAGTCCTCGACGCGATCTCGCTTTTCCAGAAGTTTAGAGTTGACGCTGGAACCAATCTTGATGACGGCGATGGATGCGGAGAGAAGCGCGAGGCGGCGCTCAAGTTGCGCCTTGTCAAACTCCTTGGTGATGGGATCGGCAATCCTGCTGCGAATCTCATCCTTGCGAGTTTCGATGCGGATGGGCGCGCCAAATCCTCCGACGATGGTGGTGCGGTACGGCGAAACAATAACGCGAGTTGCAGAGCCAAAGTCCTCTTGCTTGATGGCGGTGAGGTCATCGCCGTTGGCGATGGTGTAGGCGCGCGCGCCGGTGAGAATAGCAATATCCTCAAGCTCCTCTTTTTTGGCCGCTCCGGAACCGGGTGCACGCACGGGAACGATGGTGCATTGAATCGCGCGGCCTCCGATATTGAGGGTTTTTCCGTTGTTGACGCCGAGAACCTGAAGAGCACCCTCGGCCACATCCTCGGCAATCAGTAGAAGCGGAGCATTGCCGCACAGGCTGAGGTATTTGGTGAGAAACTCTCCGGCCTGGTCCATGGCAATCAAGCGGCGATCCGTGACGAAGATGTTGCAGTTTTCAAGGACAGTGACGCCGCGGGCCCGGTCGGCCAAGGGGGGGGGTGAAAGAAAGCCACGGTCAAATTGGAGACCTTCCGAGATTTCGAGGGTAGTCTCGATGGTAGGCGACCTATCAACCATACAAACACCTTCGAGGCCTGTGCGATGGACGGCGCGGGCAATCACATCGCCCATCTCCGTGTCGCCATTGGCGGCGATGGTGGCAACGGCTCGGATGGAGTCGATGTTTTGCTGGTCAATGGGCTGGGAAATCTCTGCCAGCCGCTCGACGACACAGGCCACGGCACGCTGAATGCCGCGTTCGATAGCCATGGAGTTGGCGCCGGCAGCGACAACCTTGACGCCCTCGCGAAAGATGGCTCGGCAGAGGATGGTGGCGGCGGTAGTTCCGTCGCCGGCTTCGGTGTTGGTTTTGCGAGCAACCTCCTGAATAAGCTTTGCGCCCTCATTGGCGCAAGGATCGTTCAGGGAAACGCGCTCGGCAACGGTGACGCCGTCTTTGGTGACCAATGCGGCGCCATAGGGACGGCTGAGGATTACGGTTTTACCGCGCGGCCCGAGGGTGGCGCCAACAATTTCGGCAACTAAATCCATCCCGGCCAAAATGGCGGTGCGGGCTTCGTCTTCAATCAGCGTTTTCTTGGACATAGGACCTTTCAAGCGAAAAACAAAAATTGGTGAATAATTTTTAGAAGATTTTTCTTCCGCCGATGGTGCAGCCTTCCGGGAGGGCAAATCCGTACCCGCTCAGGTAAGCATCGCCGCCGATGGTGCAGCCTTCCGGGAGGGCAAATCCGTACCCGCTCAGGTCAGCATAGCCGCCGATGGTGCAGCCTTCCGGGAGGGCAAATCCGTACCCGCTCAGGTAAGCATCGCCGCCGATGGTGCAGCCTTCCGGGAGGGCAAATCCGTACCCG